TTTTCGTCTACAAGTAGTAAAATGGGTAAACGATTTGAACGTAGAAACGTGGTTCCAATATCAATAAATGAAGGTTCTATAATATTTGAAGGTAGATATGGTAATTCAGTACACTTTGATAGAGGTAGAGATTTTTCTCCTCAAATTCTATTACGTGTAAATAAAGATTTTAACAATATTAATAATTCTGTACGTGAAGATATTGATACTGACGATGCATCAATATATCTTACATCAGATGGATTGTCTTCTATAAAGTTTGATAATCAGATAGTTGAAGGAAAAAAAGTATTAATAAAATCTAACGGTATATTTATTAGTGGGAGAGATGAAGTTAGAATTAACGCACCTAATGTTAAATTGGGGAGTAAAGATGCGGACCAGTCTGTTATTAAAGGAGAAGATTTGGTAGATTTTTTAAATGATATGTTAACTGATATAAATACAGCATTTAATAAAGCAATGACTGCTATTACTCCAGGTGGAGTAGTTGTAACTGGTGGTGGTGCCGCTATACCAATTTTTGCAACTGATATATTAGCATTACAAACTAAGTTGGCAACAGAATCAACAAAATTTAAAAGTAAAATAGTAAAAACAGTATAGGAGTTATCATGACTAAGAAAGAGTTAGTTAAAATAATACAAGAAGTAGTAAAACGTGAAGTTAAAAAACAAGTTAATACGATATTTATTGAAGAACAAAAAACTTCAAAAACACAATTAGCTGATGTTATATCACAAGTTTCAGAACCTAAAGAAAAAGTAAAGTATACAAATAATAAAACTTTAAATGATGTTCTGAATGAAACGGTTGCGTTAAGTAAACAACAAAGTGATATGGAAGAATATCCAACATTAGGTGGAGGAACATTTGATAGGTCTAAAATGCAAGAGTTAATGGGATATGGTAAATCAGATGAAGTTAAACGTGATATGGCAGCAGTAGATACTATAAAAAAAGCTGGAGTGTCAGTTGACCAAGTACCAGAACACGTAACGAATGCATTGACAAAAGATTATAGTAAATTAATGAAAGCTTTAGATAAGAAGAAACAAGGAGGACTTGGATAATGCGAAGAACCGCTAGAGAAGTAGATTTAGACCCACGAACATTTGTTGGGTTATCATTTCCACTTCGGGCTGACACTACAAATAACTTTGCAATGACAAGAAATTCATTACAACAAGCTCAGTTTAATTTAAAAAATTTATTATTAACAAATATAGGTGAACGAGTAATGCACCCAACGTTTGGTTGTAAATTATTAGAGGTTTGTTTTGAACAACAAGATAATCAATTACCATCTAGAGTAGAAACTACTGTTAGAGCGGCTGTAGAAAAATGGTTACCTTACATTACAATATCAGACGTTGAGACATTAACAAATGAAGGTGACAAAGGTCAAATTTTTGTAAAAGTATCGTTCTCAACTACATTAGACCCATCTACAACACAACAAATAACCGTTGACGCTAAGAACGCTAGTCTTGCTCAAAATACTGGAGGATATTAATGGCTCGTACAAGTATACAGAAAGATACGGTCAAATCAATAAATTATTTAAATAAAGATTTTAATGATTTTAAAACAAACCTTATTAATTTTTCAAAACAATATTTTCCAGATACATATAATGATTTTAATGAAGCATCACCTGGTATGTTGTTTATTGAAATGGCAGCTTATGTTGGTGATGTTCTTTCTTATTATATAGATTCACAATTTAGAGAATCATTACTTGCGTATGCTGAAGAAAAGAAAAATGTTTATAATATAGCACAATCCTTTGGATATAAACCAAAAACTACATCTCCTGCTGAGGCTATATTAAATGTATTTCAAACTGTACCAGCCATAGACAGTAAACCCGATTACAGATACGCATTAACAGTTCAAGGAGATTCACAAATTGAAAGTACAAATGGTGTTACATTTAGAACTATAGAAGATTGTAATTTTAAATTTTCTAGTTCTTATGACCCAAGGGATGTAACTATTTTTGAATCTAATAATAATATTCCAACAAAATTTTTGTTACGAAAAAAAGTAAAAGCACAAAGTGGTGCAATAAAAAAAGAATTTATAAATTTTAAAACAGCGGAAAAATACACACAAATTAGATTAAACACTCCAAATATAATTGAAATCATATCTTGTACAGATAGTGATGGTAATAAATGGTATGAAGTAGATTCTTTAGCAAGAGATACTGTATTTGAAGAAATGGAAAATAATTTTAGTAATGACCCGTCTTCTATTATTGAAAAAGATACTTCTCCGTATATTCTTAAACTTAAAAGAGTATCTCGTAGATTTACTACTCATATAGACGAAGAAGAACATACCATTTTAAGATTTGGTGCTGGTATATCAGATAATCCTGATGAAGAGATTGTTCCAAATCCAACTAATGTTGGTTCAAGTTTACCAGGTAGTCCAACCTATTTAACTACTGCGTTTGACCCATCTAATTTTTTAAAGACAAGTACATTTGGACTTGCACCAGCAAATACAACATTGACTATAGAATATTCCCATGGTGGTGGTATTAATGATAACGTCAATTCAGATAGCATTATAAATAGGTCTAGTGTAAATTTTAGTATTGAAGATGATACATTAGATTCTGGATTAGTAGCTACTTCAAAACAATCTGTTAGGTTTACTAATCCAAATCCAGCTACTGGTGGTTCATCTGGTGAAACAGTTCGTGAGGTAAAAGAAAATGCATTAGGATTTTTTCAAGCACAACAAAGAGCTGTTACAAAAAATGATTACATTATTAGAGCATATGCATTACCATCAAAATTTGGTACAATTGCAAAAGTTCATATGTCACAAGATGAACAATTAAGTAAAATTGGTATGGCTGAGAATTTAGAAAGAGAAATAACTGATGCTGATGTTGGAACTAGTTTAAAAGATTTACAAGTTAATAATATACCAAATCCATTAGCAATGAATATGTATACTCTTGGATTTGACTCTAATCAAAATTTACAACCATTGACACAGACAACAAAACAAAATTTAAAAACATATTTATCTCAGTTTAGATTAATTACTGATGCTATAAATATAAAAGACGCGTACGTTATTAACATAGCTGTTAATTTTTCTATTTTAACAAAAGTTAGTTTTAATAAAAATGATGTTTTATTAAGATGTGTTTCAGTAGTTAAAGATTTCTTCAATATTGATAGGTGGCAAATTGGACAACCAATAGTACTTTCTGATTTGGTTTATGAATTATCTTTAGTAGATGGTGTAGCTACTATCGTAAATCCTGAAGAAGGTAATCCTAATAATTTACCAATTGTAATTGAAAATAAATATAAAGCTAATGAAGGATACTCAGGTAATTTTTATGACATACAAAATTCTTTACGTGGTGGTATTTTATATTCAGCACTAGACCCAAGTATATTTGAAATTAAATTTCCTAACACAGATATTAAAGGAAAAGTATTGGGTGATAACTTAGGGGTTAGGGAGTAGATAAATGCATTATTTTACATTCGCAGAAAAAGATACAACATTATATGAAGCATCAAGTAGTTTAAATGCTGGATTAGATGAAATATTAGAAATTAGAAAAGATGTTAGTGTTGATGGGGAAAGTGTTTCAGTAAGTAGAGTATTATTAAAATTTGATTTGGGTTATATATCATCATCAATAGTAAGTGGTAATATAACAAATCCAAAATTTTATTTAAATTTATTTGACGCAAATTCAACTAATTTAGCAACATCTCAAAGTTTATACGCCTATCCAGTAAGTGGTTCATGGATAATGGGTGATGGTCGTTCTTATGATAATCCTATAACTACAGAAGGATGTAGTTGGAAATTTGTAAATGGTGCAACTGGTGGTACGTTATGGCCAGGAACTATTAGTTCTTCTGGTGGTCAATGGACAGAGGGAGAAGGATATGTGGCATCTCATTCTATTGGATATAAAACATCTGATGTACGAATGGACGTTACTAATGTTGTCAATAGATGGTTAGAGGGAGCTGTACCCAATGATGGATTTCTTGTAAAACGTAGTGGAAGTGTTGGAAATTTAAATAGTGGAAGTGATGAAGGAAACAGTTCTAGATTAGGTACGTTATCTTTCTTTTCTACGGATACTCACACTAAATACCCA